TTATTCCTCGATCTGCTCGGTTACGGGTGCTTTTGTTTTTGTTTCTTTTACTGGTGGTGCTTCGATTTGCCCAATTTTAATTAAAAAGGCAATATCCTCATCTGTGTATGACATAGTTTAACTCCAGCTCGATAGTATGGATATGGTGAACTCAGCGGTAAGCAAGTCGCCGCTATCAGCATTTAATACACCGGGCGCGCTAACGCTGGTTATATTAAATACAAGATTAGATGCAGCTAGTTTTGTGTAAGCCGCAACGATAAAATCCTCAATGCCCTGCAGGTTGCCCTGGTTGTCAAACATCGGCACGGTTAGCAAAATCTTAAAATTAGCCATAGGCGAAATAGTTATATAGCTGTTATTGCTGGGTGTGAGATATGGATCGGCTGGGATTACTACGCAGCTGTTAGCCAGGATGGTTGCAGGTGGATATGCGAATACCGACCAAACTCCAGCATTAGTTAAAGCCGTTGCGATGGTGCTACGCAGCGTGGTAATGGCAGCGGTAGGCATTTATCCCACCATGCTATTCGGGTTCATGTACGGGGCTAGTAAGCCTCTTATTTTGCCTATCATGCTGTTGCCCATGCGGTAAGGGCTAGGGCTAAAGCCATCGAGTCCTACGCCGCCTGTCTGGGATACCTGGCGCGCTTGCCAAATATCTACGGCCAAGATCATCGCAGCTTCTCTAACGCTTGCTGTATTAACGTAAGTGGCTGTTTTTGTATCCTCGCCTGTGGCTGTGCCATAAGGCAATACACGGCGAAAATTTTGATTTGCTGCGACCTTGGCATATTGAATAAAGCTATAACCCTGTGGGTATTGGAAATAATTAAGCTGCAGATTAAACGCAGGCAAGATATTACCCGTGCCTGTTGAAAATGGGATAGTGCCTGTAATTGTGTAAGTGCCGTTAAAGGTTGATCCAGCCCCGGCAATAGTTACCGACTCTGTGGCAGTAAATATGCCGGGGTTGGCGATCATTACGGTTGCAACGTTGCTTACCAATGCAGTCCCCACGACTGGCGCAGAATCAAACCAAAGGAAACTGTTGATTTGATCCTGTGCGGCTTGGCAACACTCCTCAACCGTACTATCTGAATAAAGAGTACCGATACCTAAATTGGCACGTAGCTCGGCTACGGTAACGTAACTAGCTGGCATCGGTACTCCTTACTTAGTATGGGTCGGTAGGGCAAAGGGCTAATGCCCTACCGACTATTAGGGTTATTGTTTAAGGTAGCTTTGCGAACTTAATAATGCCATTAGGCATTTTTGCAATAGTTGCCATAAAGCCGTAGATAGCAACCTGAACCTGCAGATTAGATACTACGTTTACAGACATGTATGCCTGTGGGCTGCGGTAAATTGTAAATGCTTCAGGTGCAAGGATTACAGCTGAGTTATCATCGAACGCAGTTTGTGTGAAGTTCTTATCTACATATAGATCAAGTCCTAGCACGTTGCCGCGAATTGATGAAGGTGCAACCTGGCCTGCTGCGTTCATTGGTTGAATTGCGTTGTAAATTGGGCGGCCAGTTGTATCAACAGCACCTAATAGTGCCTGGTACTGCGCTGGGTTTCCAATGTAGTTTTGTGCAAAGTAACCTGTGTTTTTGTAAACAGCAGATGCAGCTTCTGATGAATAAGCAATAATGCCTGCGCTGTCGCCTGTTGTTGCAGTTCCAAATGTACCTGCTGCTTGTAATGCTGTTAGTGCAGCTGTATCAATAGCTGTTAAATAAGCATTTTGTAGTTGCTGTGTAAGCTCGTCATAAAAGCCAGGGTATCCAGCTCTTTCTAACAATTCTACGGATAGCGTATTCATGCCTGAATATTTTTGCACAGTTCCGCTTAGGTAAGAGGTTTCCATACCTGTATTTTGTACGTTGCCTGCTTCGGCCTCGACTGTTACAACAGGTGCTACGCCTGTTCCGCCGCCTGCAGATGTCACAAGTGAAGGCACGTTAATTGTCATACCAGTTGGTGGCAGAACGCCTTGGCTACATGCATCAATAGTTGGTGTACCAAAACGTGTGTTAGTAACAAATTCGCTTAGGTATTGTGTTGGGTTAAAGCCCGGGTTAGTGCTGAAAGAATCATCTGCAGCTGTTACATACAACATTGAATCTTGGTTGCCTAAAGCAGCCTGAATTTTATGCTCTGTGTACTTGCCCATAGATGTAATTGGTGTGCGTACTGTTTGGCTGTCTAATACGGATGGGCGGATAATTGGGCGAGCTGCTTGAACTGGTGCAGCCTCGACTGGTTTTTCTGCCGGTACATCCGGTGTATCAATAGGGGCTGTAGTCACAGCTGCCTCGCTTTCGGTTTCGGTTTCGGTTTCAATCATCTCTGTATGGATGATTGTGGTTTTTGTGCTGTTTGCTGCTTCTAGTGCAGCTTTAGCAGCTGCAATATCAGTTACGGCCGCTGAATCAAAAGCAGCCGACTCTACTAGGCTTACTTCTTTCAGGACTGCAGCGGTAACTAACAGGTAGCCTTTCATCTGCTTTGATGCGGATACATCCACACCAACGGATAAACCAGATACAAGGTTTTCCTGAGCCAACAAGATAGCGTCCTGTCCCCGGCTGCTACTTGAAATTTTGAACGATGCATACATGCCATCGGAATTATCTTTAACACTATTGGCCATCATGCGCCCAACAGGTTGGGTACTTTGATGCTGCATTAATAATTTGACCTTAGTTTCATCTGCGATAGCAATCGATCCGCGTTCAAATACAACTGGGCCAGCAGATGTATAACCAACTTCGTTATATGGCGCGATCTTTCCAGAAATAATGCGGCGTTCACCATCTGCCGCTTCGATTGAATTACTAAACGTTAAGTGCAACATTTGCAGTATCTCCTGATCCATTAGGTGTTAGCTGTTCCATCGATTGCGCTTGCTCGACATCGATCAAGCCAAGGTTTAACATTTTTTCTATTGCATCTAGTCGCGCCATGGTATCTGCGCGTAGGAAAGTTTCATCAATAGCAAAACGTACTACGTTACCGTGCGCAGTTAGATCATCCATGCTTAAACGGTTTTCGATTGCGCTTATAAATGGCTGTAGTGAGTAAGCTACAAATTCTTTGCGACCATCTAATATATTTTGATATGTCATGCTGTTATTCATGTCTGCACTTATGTAGTACGCAGGCACGTTCATCAAGCGCGCAATTTCAGTAGCAAGATATTGTGACGATTCATTATAGGTCATGTCCTTTGGTGAAAAGCCAATATTTTGCGCCTCTAAAGTGCTAGTTAAATATGCGGTACTGCGATTATTACGCGCGGCTTTCCACGCAGCTAGTAAACCTTGTACTTGCGCCTCTGGTAAATCTGCACCAGTATTTTTTAAAATAGTAGTAGCCATTGGCGTAGCTGCTGCAACTGCTGCAGCCTTTTGAATATCTAACGCAGCTTGAATAGTGCGGCCACCAGTTTGTAATACACCTGGCAGTAGCGATTGAAATGTAACTAACGAACCAATACCAGACATAGGTACGCGCTGGCCATTGACTGCGTAATATTCGACTTCATCGCCGTACTTATTTGTAGTTACGGTAACGCGTGTATTAGATATAAATTCAAAACCTGATGGGCGATTGTCATCCTGGTACAAAGACGATACGCGTAAGTAGCCCACGCCGTAGAACAGCAACGCATCGACTAGATAGGCGATCGTAACGCTGCGTGGTTGGCGAATATCCATCTGATCTAGCCATACCGGGGACTCTAATTTCTTGCCTGTAGATTTTTTGTACAAGCCAAGATCAATGCTGGATATAACGCCTGCAATTAAATTACGGCAACGGCTAACGCTGGCAACCTGCAAAGCCAAATTGCGATCCATCGCAACGCCATAACCATAGTTAGATAAGCCGCTGTTATAGCTGTACATGCCAACGCCGTAGCTGGTATCCATGATGGCAGGGGCATATTGGGCAGTAACTTCTGCCTTACCCTTAAAGCCTAAAGTTTCCAGTAATCCCATAGGTGGGATTTTCTCAAATTGTCAAGCATATTACCGATTGTGTTCGGCGTGTCGCTATGCGTATATCTTGGCTTCCTGTACGGGCTGGGCAAGTATATGAATCACCATAGCCAAACCAATAGCAATATCTACAGGGCCAGCAGACTTACGGCGCACGATACGCCAAGCTGAGTCATTGATCTTAGCTGCGCTGTTATTCATGTGCTGTACTAGCAATTCTTGGCCGCTATGGGCTAATCGGCCGTTACTTAGGGCATCGTGCAGATCGCTACAAGCTGTATAGAACTCAGCACCCGATACATCGCGCACGGCTACGCCTGATAGTTCTAACCGCTTGGCGATCGATGCGGTTGTGTATTTGTCAAAGCAAACTGTGCGCGGATAGTAGAGATCGCACCAGCCTTTAATGCTGGCCGCAATTTTTAGCTCATCTACGGCCACCTGGTTGTTATAAGTTTCAAGTACGGCTACACCTACACGGCCATCGGGTAACAGCTGGCCCATTACAAGGCTTGCATCTCTACGGCTAGGGGATACGTCAAAGGCAAATACTGTAAGTGGCCCCGGTGACATTTTAAGGTTGTTATCGCTGGTTGCCTCGATCGATCCATAAGGCCATGGCGATTGCAGGCTATCGATCCATTGGCACAAGGTTTCAGTTCTAAACTGCTCGACCGATTGCGTGTTAAGAGCTTCCTCGATCGACTCCATAGTGATCGTATGGCCTAACGCAGGATTGGCGGCTATCCAGCCTTGGCGGTCGGTGATCTTGGCAAACTGTGGCGCGCTGTACTCGTAAAAGCCAAAAGTTTTAGATGGGTTAGATAGGGCGCGTTCACGCAGCGAATTAAGTACGCTGCTAAAGGCATCGCCACTATTGCTGCACATTAAGGTCTGGGCATTAGCCCGTGCGCGTGTAGTCGGTAGCGCAGCTGCGTAGCCTTCCTCGGTGATTTCGCGTACTTCATCTATGAAAAGCAGATCAGCTGTACGGCCACGCGATCCGTCACGGGTAGCAGCTACAACATCTAGCCGCGCACCATTTAGCAGCTCGATCGACTCAGTTCCATTGGCGTACCGGATCGCCTTTACCTGGGCTTTAAGTTCTGGGCATCCTTCGATGGCATAGGCCACTTCTCTAAAGGTGCTAAGTGCCATGCCTCGATTGGATGACATAATCAAGATTTTCTTTTCATCGAATAGAAACATGCCAGCCAAGATACGCATACGGGCAAGGTGGGTTTTGCCGTTCTGTCTAGCGCATAAAACTAGGTTTGTTTTGCGGATGAAGTCACCAGCTGCATTTACTCGCAACATATCCTCAAGTACAAACCGTTGCCAGGGTAATAACGGGTAGCCGATTTTATCTGCAAGATCAGAAACCTCATCTATGCGAGATTTACCTTTAAGTAATGGGCTGTGCAGCCTTGGCTTCACTAGCCCCCGGCGCAGGGGTTTAACTTTGGTAGTCATCCTGTTTGGCCTTGGACTGGTTGGCCCAAACATGGGCCTGTTTGAACCGTAACCTGCGTGATCGGGGAGAAACTTCCAGATAAGGCAGGGGGGGTAGCGCCTTTGGCTAAAAAAACGCCTTGAGATCGATCACCTTTGGCTACGTTGCACCGTTTACAAGCTGCGACCATATTATCCATGTCCATAGGATCACCCATCTTAGCGATAGGTACAACATGATCTACCTGGTTAGCATCACCACCGCAGTAATAGCAGACGTAGTTATCTCGATGTAGCACCCGTACCCGTATCGCCCTGTACTTACCTGATAGACGTGGGTCGCCTCGCTTAGCCATTAGTAATACCCATGCTTTTTGTGAAAGGCCAATGCTTTACAAGGTGTGGAGTGACGTGCCGATATGTATTTAAGCCCTGCATCTATTTGCTTATAAGGATCATTAGTCTTTAGCTTTAATAACTGTGGTATTCCATAAGCTGTACTGTGTTTGTTATCAGCCCGGTAATCCCAACGTGATTCTAAATGCCAAAGCTTCTCAAGGCATAGGTATTGCTTATGATTAGTTAGTTTTATATGACTATAGAGTTTATATTTTTCTTTCTCTATATCATTATTATTA